AGAGGAGAAGGGCGGAAGGTGCTAGCAGCGGTGAGCAGATCCTGCCCAACGAACCAGCCAGTCTTACCGTTCTGGTATGGCATGTTTTGGTTGTGGAATCCATAGCTGCCCTTCTTAAGGCCGGCAATGCATGCCAAGTTTACATCATTAGAAGCTGCTCCAGTAATTACTGTTCTGACGCTCTGATCGTAAGTTTGGCCAAGCCAGTATGTCTCAACGTCGGCGGTGGGAGTAAACCTAGTGTTTGTCTTCTGTGGGTTTGTATTAAAGACCTTTCTGATGTAGAGGTCTGAAGACCTGTTAAAGTTAAAGTTTGTTGTGTGAATTGCAGTACCAGCGCTGTTGCGGATCACTGCCTTCAATTCATGGTGAGTCTGTCCACTCTTGATCAAGACTGAAGAACCCGTGGTTGGGGCGCCTAGGCGGTTGCGACCAGAAAGCTCAATTGAGCCCTGGTTAAGATACCAAACAGCTGCGAGAGTTCCGGGGGAGTCGCCTGCTGTGCCTGTTCCGCCGGGGATATCGACAGCCGAAGCAGAGTTGAACAAGAACAGTCCGTAAGCTCCACCACTAGAGCCTTCATTAGCAGCATGGCCCTTTGAAGTAGCCCATCCAGCAGAAGCGCCGGCGGCTCCAGTCTTATTACTGTTTTCGGTACCAAGGAGTCGCATGACGTTTACTGGTCCTACCTGAGCGGCGAGGTATGCCTGTGCAGCATATGCACCGTATGTAGGGCCGGCAATATTACCTTGCCTCCAGAGGTCGCCGCCTCTAAATCCACTAACTGGATTACCAAATGTTCTCACGTAATCTCCAAAAGATTCCACGCGAATAGGACGCATTGCGGGACCAAAGGGAGTACGACCAATAATTACCGGACCTACTGCTGGTGCAGCCGGCTCTCGGAATGACTGATCTACTTCTTTAATGAAAATGCCGGGAGAGACGAATCTGAACTTCTTTACTGACATGTTTGTTTAACTCCTTAAAAACTTTTTATTTTTCACAAAATGCTCGTTGCATATATTGAGCCTTATCGTATAGTAAATAGTAGCTGTTTGGCTCAATCTCCATTTTACTCTTTATAAAATTGACCCTTGTCTTCTTCGGGGTGTGGGTCTTCAAAAATAATACGCTCGCGTGGAAGGCGAACTTTGACAATGTTCTCCTTTTTGGCGATGAGGGGCCCTTCTTGGTTGTGCTCTTGACCAATAAGATATGCTAAAACACGAACTTCGAATTTTACAGTGTACATTCTCTCTTCTTCACCCAAGTCAGAAACATTGCTTTCTGTTGAAAATTCTTTAGGCATAAAGGCCTCATATATATGGCCATCCTTTTCAATTTCAAAAATACTCCAGTGGCCTGTCCGAGTCAAGAAAGGAGTAAGCATTTCATTAATGTGCTGCTGATATTGGGCCTTTAGCACAACAGAATAGTTTACATTAACGTATACAGGCATAGGAACTGTAAAGGTTTCATATACGATCTCTTTGTTCTCGACTGGGTAGTTTAATTCACCGTTACCTGTTGTGCCAAGTAGAGTGCCGTTGAGAGCGTCATACCTTCTGGCATTATTCGCTGACGCAAACTGTGAGGTTTTATCCTGTTTAATCCTTCTTGCAACAACCCACTCGCCACCATTGACAGAATCTAGCGGAGCGCGGGTGGCAACAATTTTACCGTGCTGGGAAGGATCTTTGTTGACAGATGTTTTTTCTACAGTGATGATCGGCATCTTGATTCTGCCTTCTGAGTCTCTGAGATCTTTATCGTTTTTGATCTGAAAGGCGCGCTCGGCAGAGTTCCAAATAACCGGTACCTTTTTTGCCCCTCCATCTGTAGTGGCATAAATTTCTAGGCCATCTTCAATGAATTCAAACATAGCACGATCAACTGTTTCTAGAGTTGATGGAGCCATATATAAATCAATGAGTTCTTGCTCATTTTTTTTGTTGTTACGTACTGGACGAGCTTTTGGGGTACCAAGAATCTTAACTGCCATCGAAAACTCCCTTACGTGCTCTAATACACTTTGCTACAATTTCAAAGCGATGCTCAATTTGGCCAAACAACTGGTTTGGTTCCTCTAAAGTCACGATTTCGTAGTAAATATTACCATATAGTAGAAAGTCACCCTCGCGCACATATAAATCTTGATCTTCAGTTAATCTACGCTTGTGAAAATGAACTTTGATACTGGCGTCCTTGTCCAGTCCTACGCCGGCAGTATATTTAGTGGTAATTCCTTCGAATTCTACAAGAGCATGCACGCGCACTGGGGACAAAAACGTTTTTCTTAATGATTCGCCGTAAAGATCATGAAAGTTGGTATGTTCGATATCAATAGGGTAGTATACAACAGTTTGACCAATTACTCTTTCGATTAATTCGTCGTTTACCTGTTTTACTAAGTCTCTTTCGGCCTTGCCTGTAAACAGAGGGGGTGGCGGTGCAGCTGGTTGTGTCCATTTGTTGTCTTCGTCAGCCATTTACTTACCCCACATAAATCTTCATAGGAATTGCGGTGTTGATTTGGCCTGCAGCCTCCGCAATCTTGGCATCGTCTTCCATAAGTGCAGTGTATGTAAGCTGATCGAGCAATTCTTTGAGTTCTGTCCTTAATGCCTCTTGTTCTTCCTTTGCCTGGGCCAACAATTCAGAGTGGTTTAAGGTTACGCTCTCCCCTGGAATTGGAATTTGTGCAAACTTACCACGAATCTGCCCCAAGGTTTCTTTTGACAGGGCCAAGGCAAATCGACGAATCCATTGTTTACCAATAGCATTAATATTTTCATAAGGAACATTGTCAAATGGCGCTGTGTTTACGTTGTTGACACCATCAATACCAATTGTTCTATCATCATACTCCTCAAAAGCATCTTTTCGTACCGTAAAAGAGACCCACATCGTTCTGTGTGTCAAATCTGCCTGTGGCACAGGGTATAGCCTAAGTTTGTTATTGATTAATTCATATGAATAGTGCGAAGTTCTCGTATAAATTGAGTCTTCGTATGTCATGGCCTGCATTTTGTTCTGCCAAGTCGGAATAATCTCAAAGGTAGAGTCATCAGCAAACTGACCATAAGTGTTCATGTTGCCTACAACACTAACACCACCATAATATCCGTAAAATCTCCACATTGCACGAGGAGAAACATAATATACTCTACGAACTTGAACTTTGTTGTTGCCAACAAGGCCGTTAAAAGGCGAACTACTCTCCTGTGCTGAAGACGAGATAATTGTTTGAAGATCGTAATCTTGCACACCATCGACCACTGGAAAGCTAGCAGAGTATTCTGTGAGTGTACCCCCAGTGGAGCCGGCTTCAGTTGAGTATGCTTCTGATACACGGCGGGCATATGCGAACTCAAAACGTGGAAACTTTAAGTTTGCTCCAGTAGGTCCTGTCTTTAGACTTCCATCGTGGTCAAACGTACCTGTGGTAGCTCCTAGAATATCAGACATTACGTTCTTCGCCTGATGTGAATTGATGAGATACGAATATTCTAAAACAGCTTCTTCATAGTTAGAATATACACTATCTGCTTTCAGTTCAATATCTAGAACATCACCACCAAGTTTCTTGTAGGTGAAAGCGACTTGTTCTGCTGCTCCCGAAAGGAAATCAGTATTTCCTGAGTAAATGCCAAAAGGCAGTGCCGAGGCAACATCGCCCGGTGAACCAGTAACAGGTAGCTTTGATACGCTTGTATTACTTGAGGGTGTAAGGGTTGGCTTCGCCATGCATAGATCCTCCTAAGCATAAGTAGTATCAGAAACAGGAAACCGGCCCGTTTTACTATGCTTCAGAAGAATCAGTCTTCTTGGTTGTGGTTCTACGAGTTCTAGTGGTCTTTTTCTTTGCTGTAGTCCTAGTGCGCGTAGTTTTAGTAGTCTTGGGTGTCGTTGTGGCCACCACAGGCTCTGGTGCTGTGGTTTCTTGGGTAGTCTCTGGTGTTGTATCGACAGTCACTACAGGCTCAGGTGTGGTTTCGACAGTCGGAGTTTCAACCGTGGTGTTGTTAGATGCATTTAATGCTTCAATAGCCTCGCTGTTTGATGTCGTGTCTCTGTTGTTTACTCCCAAAATCCTTGCTCGGACTCTGTGTTTTTGAGGAGCGGACAGCGCTCTACGTTTCTTTCCCATGATAAGTTCTCCTAGTGTGGGTGCTTTTATAAATAGTAACCTTTTTCAAAAAACGAAAAATCTCAAAAATTTGGCGGCGGTAATTTTTAGGGGATCGGTGTTTTCAAAAAAAACCCCCCAACCCGAATGGGAAAGGGGGCAAACTTTAAAAGTTTAATTTATTAAACAACAGTGATGTACTTGACGTAGAATCTTACAGCGCCGGCAGTAATGTTGTTAGCACTAATTGTGACTGAACCATACACACTTCTGGCAGAAGCACTGTAGACTGAGTCAGCGACCAAAGCTAGAGCCGTTGCGCCGCCCAATGCGGCTGCGGTCACCGTGTCAGAGCTGTTGCCCTTTCCAACTGCCAAAGCAGCGGCGCTTGAAGTTCTAATTGAATCTTCATCATCTGTAACGATCTGATCGCCGGCCGCTGAGGTACCAAATGTGGCGCCGAGTGCGCCAGCGCCAGACAGAGTAAACGCAGTTGTCACAACCAATCCAACCTCAGTAATTAGTGAGTTGGCAGGAATAGCGATTCCTGATGTGTCTCCAAATCCACCGGTCCCGTCTGCAGAGATTTCGTCAGAGTATGCAGCCATCTCCACTCCCTTAGCAGCAGTGAGTCTTGCACCATTCATTGCCAACTCTCTCCTTAGACTTTCTACCATTGCCTCAAGTCTCGCGAGGCCAATTCTCTTACTTCCCATGTTAAAAACCCTCCTTTTGTAATCGTGTCACCGCATTTCTGCGGCCGCATTTCTAATATGCGCAATAACTTGGAATGAGCACCATAATAGTGCTCGTCTCTAAATAGACTCAGTACATACAAAAGCCCCCATCTTTCGATGGGGGCTTCGTATTTTATTGGACTCTGAGGTCTAAGCGTTACTATTAGCTAGTTGCGCCAGACTCTCCGACGATACCGCGGCAGATAACCAACCCATACATATCTGGGCGAACCATCTTCTTGGCATAACGAGTCATGACTCCCTTACGGGGCACGAAGTCTTCTGGTCCAAAGATGGTCGGTGTGACCTGCAGTGGCACATAAGGTGCGTATACATATCCACTTTCGAGGAATGATCCGCCTCTACGGCCGACGAGAACAACCTGACGTGGGAAGTAAGGGTCAACATGGACATCAAACTTCTTGCTCAGGGCTCCAACCTTGACAGCACCAACGGAACCACGCTCGTCGTCAGCAGTGACGGAAGCACGGAAGCCAGCGGTGAACTCAAGAATGTTCGCAACTTCAGGGGAGCAAACGATGAAGTTTGCGCCACCGCGAAGGGTCTTGCGATGGATTTGAGCAGAAACGTCGTTGATGGTTTCAACAAGAGTCTCGTACCACTCGGATACTGTACCGGTGAAGTCAGGGGCAGCAGAGCTAGCACCAACCTCAAGACCAGTTTCACGGTTCAGGAACATACCAGGGGAACGGGCCCAGTAGTATGTTGCAGCAGTTGCTCCGCGAATCAAGTCAGCAAGGATCTCACGATCAATCTCAAGAGCAATCTGCTCAGAGAGGATGCTGGTAAGCTCGACTTCGGCGTCAAGGTTGTGATAGGCGTTTAGATCCTGTCCCAACTCTGGCGTCCACTTGGCCTTGAGCTTCTTGGTCTGTGCGGTAACAGCGATGCTGTCAACCTGAATGTCGATCTCGGGGATCGAAGCCTCGTTCTCAAGTCCCCAGTCGGTGGTACCAATAACTGAACCGAGTGCGTCGGAAGCAGTGAGGTTATCACGAATTGGGAAACGACAGAGAAGCCTGGAGGACCCGACCTTAGCGGTCGCTGCTTGAGATCCTGATGACGGAGCAGACGCGACGACGACACCACCGGAGCCAGAAGCTGCGGTGCCTGCAATCGTGAATAGAACACGCTCTGAGGTTGTCTCAGAAGCAGGCTGGTCGCGAGTTAGACGACGGACAACAGATGCAGTCTCACCAATACCGGCAATTGCTTCAAGCTTGTGAAGGCTAAATGCACCGTAGTTGTCGAAGTCGGCTTCTGAACCGTTGGAGCTAGTAAGCTGTGACTTAAGTACGGAAATAACCGCAACAGCGTGAGCTACACTAGAGCCAGAAAGAGCCAGAAGATCGGGATCGTATTGAATCAACTTCTTCTGAGCTTCAGTTGCGCTGTTGAGCGCGAAAACAGCGCGGACGTGGGCGCCGGCGACAGATTCGATAATCTTTGCCGAACCGGAGGGTGAGCCATAGGCGTAACCAACGGTGGTGCGAGGACCGGAAAGGTCTCCGCCAGCAGAATCAACGAGGTTGACACCACCAGTGATCTGGCTACCAACCCGATCTGTACCATAGATTGACCTGTCAGAAGTCTGACCGAACTGCCCATCATTGCGAGTACCAGAGGCATCGAGGTTCGGGCTGAACTTGAAGTCGAGGAAGAAGATTAGACCGGAAGGAAGGCTCATGGGCTGAACAGAGACAAGCTCGTTAGCAATGAGACCTGCAAAGACGCGTCGGACGATGGGGAATGCTACAGCAGCAAAACCTTCAACGTCACCAACAGCCATGCTGGAAGACTCGCGGAGCAACTCCTTGGCTTGGTTCTCTAAGAGGCGAGCCATGGCGTTACGGTTACGGTCATCGGTCAAACCTTCAAGAAGGCCAGTTCGTTCCCACTTGGTAAGTAGGGCGTGTGACTCTCTGGAGAGGTCACGCTCAACGATGCCTTCAGTTAGTTTGTTTAGA